TTAAGTGAAACAGGTAAAGGCGGTTATAAAGGATATAAAAAGGCAATTGATATTCTTTCAAACCAAGATGAATATGACATTAATATGTTAGCTATGCCAGGAGTAAATTACGCAACACATCCTTTAATAGCAAACGCAGGTATTGACATGTGTGAAGATAGAGGAGATGCATTCTTTATAATGGATTTAAACACAGTAGATGCCTCAGTAAACACAGCAATATCAAATGTAAGTGGATTAGACACTAATTATGCAGCAGTATATTATCCATGGATTAAAGTACTTGACTCATCTACAAATGTACCAGTAATGGTTCCACCTTCAGTAGTAGTACCAGGAGCAATAGCTCAATCAGATAGACTTCAAGCTGAATGGTTTGCACCTGCAGGTTTAAATAGAGGTATATTAGGAAATGTATTAGAAGCTAAAATAAGATTAAATCAAGCTGAAAGAGATAAATTATATGATGCTAAAATTAATCCAATCGCAACATTCCCACAAACAGGAGTTTGTATATGGGGTCAGAAAACATTACAAGAAAGATCAACAGCTTTAGACAGAATTAATGTTAGAAGATTATTAATTACACTTAAGAAATTTATTGGAAGTTCTTCTAAATTCTTAGTATTTGAACAAAATACAGACGAAACAAGAATAAGATTCCTAAATATAGTAAATCCATATTTAGAATCAGTACAACAAAAACAAGGATTATTTGCCTTTAGAGTACAAATGGATGAATCCAACAATACTCCAGATGTAATTGATAGAAACCAGTTAGTAGGTGCAATTTATTTACAACCAACTAAAACAGCTGAATTCATAGTACTTGACTTTAATGTATTACCAACAGGAGCAACATTCCCTGCATAAAAAGTTAAAAAATAATATATTTATAATAGAACAATTAAAAAAATAAAAGATGGCAATAAAATCAACTAACGATATGATGTTCACAGCATTTGAACCTAAACTACAAAATAGGTTTCTAATGAAAATTGACGGAATACCTTCATATCTTATAAAGAAAATTTCAAGACCAAGTATTTCTTTTGGAGAAGTAGTTCTTGATCACATTAACGTGAAAAGAAAAATCAAAGGTAAAGCTAATTGGGACAACATTACATGTGAACTTTATGATCCAGTAACACCATCAGGTGCTCAAGCAGTAATGGAATGGGTTAGATTATCACATGAATCAGTTACAGGTAGAGATGGTTACAGTGATTTTTATAAGAAAACTATTCATATTCACACATTAGGACCAGTAGGTGATGTTGTTGAAGAATGGATTTTAAAAGGAGCTTATTGTCAAAATGCTAATTTTGGTGATATGGATTGGACATCAGACACACCAGCAAACATTTCAATGACTATTGTAATGGATTATGCTATTCTAAATTATTAATATGAAATTATCTCAATTAAAAAAAATAATTAAGGAAACTATTAAAGAAGTTAATAATAAAAAACAACCTTTAAACGAAGAAAAAAACTTTATGGATTGTCAAGTAAATTGGGTAAGAGCTAATGGTGTTGGTATTATGGAGGATCATGCTATGCCGGATGGTTCATATGATATAGAGGGAGCTTTTAGGGCTATGTTTGATGGAGCAATGAAAGCTTGTAAACATTTATTAAATGTAAGAGATACACAAGTAATGACAAAAAATTAAATATAATAATTATATAAAAATAAAGCGCCTATTTTGGCGCTTTTTTGTTTCTCTATATATGTATATCTGAACTAGTTTTAATAAATAAATAACGTTATGGAAGAAAAAACAAACCAATTTCCTACAGAGGAAGTTACTCTACCTTCAAAAGGCTTATTATATTCAAAAGATTCACCCTTAAGTACAGGAGTCCTTGAAATGAAATATATGACTGCTCGTGAAGAAGACATATTAACTAACCAAAATCTAATAGAAAATGGCACAGTAATTGATAAATTATTACAATCACTTATTGTAACACCAATAGATTATAATGATCTATTATTAGGAGATAAAAATGCTGTGTTAATTGCAGCACGTATTTTAGGATATGGTAAAGATTATACATTTAATTTTAATGGAGAAGAAAAAACAATAGATCTTACAGAAGTAAAAGATTTAAATTTAGATGAATCATTAATTAAAGAAGGTAAAAATGAATTTGAATTTCAATTACCAACATCAAAAGTATTAGTTACATTTAAGCTTTTAACTCATGGTGATGAACAAAAAATTGATAAAGAAATAAAAGGTCTTAAAAGACTTAATAAAAATATTTCTTATGATTTATCTACTAGAATGAAATACATAATTACATCTGTTGATAGAGACACAGATACAAAAGTAATTCGTGAGTTTGTAGATAACCAATTATTAGCAAGAGATTCTAGAGAATTAAGAAATTACATTAGTAAAATTCAACCAAATGTTGATTTAACTTTTGAATATGAGAGTAGAAACGGGGATCTCAAAACATCATCAATACCTGTTGGCCTTAACTTTTTTTGGCCTGACGCCCAACTATAGGAATATCCTATTTTCCCAAGTGCATGACTTAGTGTTCCATGGCGGCGGTGGATTTAAACACTCTGAAGTATACAACATGCCTACTTGGATGAGGCTTTTTCATATTCAAAAAATAAGTGAATTTAACAAAAAACAAAATGAAGAAGCAGAAAAAGCCTATAAGAAGCCAACCACTTCTAAAAAAACATTGGGTCCTAATGTAAACCCATCCTCAACTTACAATTTTTAATCAAAGACATCATACGATGTCTTTGTTTTTTTCATATTTATACTCGAATAACTTAACCAAAACATGGAAGAAAACAAATATTCAAAAGAAGATTTAGATAATCAGAAAAAAGTTGAACAATCTGAAATGTCTATTAAGGCAATCTTACAAGACCAATTAAGAGCTCTTAAAGAAATGGTGGGTACAAAAACTGAATCTGTTGATCTTTCTAAAGAAGTTCTTAGTCTCCATAGAGAAACAAATCAATTTATAGGTGAAAATTTTGATAAAACTAAAGAAATTGTAAGAGGAAAAGATGCTATAAATGCAAGTATTAAAAAAACTACATCATTAGAAAAAGAAGTAAGAGCCGAAGTAGAACGTTTAAATGTTTTAGCCATGGAAGGTGATGAATTAGCTAAAGCAGAAGCAGAAAATTTAGCTCAAAAATTAGGAACTTTAAAAGGAATACAAGTTGGATTAGACAATGAGCTAAAAACTAGAGAAAAAATTAATAATAAACTAGGAATATTTGATAATATTCTTAAAGGTATTAAAGACATACCCTTTATTGGTGAATTAGGATTAGGAGAAGATTTATTAGAAAACATGCAATTAGCTGCTCAAAATGGAAAATCTGTTATAGGAGCAGCTTTTACCACAATTGGATCCGCAGCTAGAGAAGCTATAGGACCAGCATTTTTTACGGGTGTTATCGCAGCTGCTTTTCAAGTTAGTAATTCAGTTAGAGATATAGGAAGAAATTTAGCACTTAGTAAAAATGAAGCTAAAGATTTTAGAAATGAAGTAGCATTAACATCAGCTGGTTCTGAGGATATATTAGTTACTACACAAGGATTAATAGAAGCCAATCAAACATTAAATGAAATTAGAGGAACAGGAGTTAAATTTACTAAAGAACAACTTTTAGATACAAACAGATTACTTAAAGCAGAAGTACTAACAGTAGCAGCAGCAGGAGAATTATCTAAAATAGCTAGTGTAACAGGTCAAGGTATAAGAGAAGCTTACTTAAATCAAATAGATGGAGTATTAGCAGCAGAACAAGAATCTGGAGTAAGATTAGACATTAAAGGAACATTAGAAGCTACAAATAAAATATCTGGTCAAATTAGAGCACAATTAGGAGCTAATCCTGCATTAATAGCTGAATCAGTAGCTCAAGCTAAAGCTTTAGGAATGGAATTAGAGGAGGTAGCATCAGCGGGAAAAGCATTATTAGATTTTGAATCATCTATAAGTAATGAATTAGAAGCAGAATTATTAATAGGTAAACAACTTAATTTAGAAAGAGCAAGAGCAGCAGCATTAACAGGTGATTTTGAAACTTTAACTAGAGAAATAAATGCAAATGTAGGTGATTTTTATGAATTTAGTAAATTAAATGTTTTACAACAAGATGCTTTAGCTAAATCTGTAGGGATGAGTACAGATCAGTTATCTGAACAATTACTTAAAAAAGCAGATTTAAATAAATTAGCACAAGAAGCAAGAGCAGATGGTAGAGACGATATAGCTGCTAATTTAGAACAATTATCTGCACAAGATAAATTTAATGCTAGTGTAACAAAACTTAAAGGAGTATTTACAGATATAGCTTCTATCCTTACCCCTATAATTGATGGAGTTGCATTTTTAGCTGCAGGTTTAGCTGAATCATCTGTAGCTGCTGCAATTTTAGGAGGAGTAATGGCAGCATTTGCTGTAAATTCTATAATTGGAGCTATAGGTTCATTATTTACATCAGTTATGGCTATACCTTTTGGTTTAGGAATTCCTATAGCTATAGCAGGTTCTGCACTATTATTTAGTCAAATACAAAAAGCTAAAAGTGCACAATTAGCAGAAGGAGGTATAGTAGAACCATCACCTGGTGGTACTTTAGCAACCATAGGAGAAGGAGGTGAATCTGAAATGGTAGTTCCTTTAAGTAAAGCTGAATCAATGGGATTTGGTGGAGGAGGAATAAATAGGGACGATTTAATATCAGCTTTAAGAACAGTTGAAAGAGAAAAATCAAATCAAAATTTAATAATAAGAGAAAAAGATTCAAATTATGCTGATGCAAATCCTTTAAATAATCAGGGAAGTAGTTATGAAGTAAAATATGAAACAAGTTTCAGCTAATTTATATGTATAATAAAATAATAAAATAAAAAATTATGAGTTTAAAAAATAAAGCATCATTATATGATAGACATCAAAGAGGCACATTAGGACGTACAGTAGAAAGACCTGATGGTGAAGGACCAAATCCAGCTAATGGAAATTTCTTTACAGAAGAAGGACTTAGTGATTCTCCTTTTGATTCTGTAAGAGGACCTAAAAATGATCAACTAGTTAAATTACTAAATAAAGAAACATTATCAGGTAATTCAAGTACAGGAGTATATCAACCTGGTGAACTTGATTTAGATGGTGTTGATGGAGGAAATGGATACTTTCACGGTGTAGCTGATCCACAAAGATTTCAAGGATTAAAGATTGGTAATACAATTAAAAAAGATTTACATGAACACTTACTAACAGATTCATACACTAAAAATGGAGTAACAATAGGACCATCTCCAGGACCCTCAGGATTTTCTGATTTTCAAGATTTAGATGGAGGATTTGGAAATGTAATTACTACTGGTAGAAATAGTAAAAATTTCGGTGGACCATATGTAAATGGCACAGGACCTACAGACGGTCACTACTAAAAAATAAATTTAATTAATGGGGTTAAAAGATTTAAAATCAAATTTAGCGGGAGGAAACTTAGACCTTAGAGGAGCAAACCCCATAGATTGGCCTTCTCCAGAAGAAACTCCTTTTATGAAAGGTCCCTTATTTAACCTCACAGGAGAAGCCCCTCCTATCATAGATACTGTTACAGGTGGTCTTATAAGAGGGGGAGCAGTAACCCATGCAGAAAGAAATCTTACAGATGTTTCAAGAATTTCTAAATTCTTAATTACCCCTAAAGGAATATCTTTTCTAGCAAAACAAGTAGGATTACAACTATCAAATCCTAGAATGGATAAACCTATGGCAGGTTTTATTTCAACATCAGATGCTAATCAAAGAACATATAATGCGGGAGTAAACACTTTAGCTTCAATAGGAACAGCAGGAACAGGAGTATATTTTAAAAGAGAAGGTCTTATACCAGGAACAAATGAAGGATATATAGATGCAACAGGTGGTTTTTTAGGAACTAACTTATTTGCAGATGATTTAGACCCAAATAGAAGAAAAAATCCAAGAAGAAATAAACAAGAAAATAGATTACTTTATTTATTTCAAGACAAAATACAGGATAAAATAGATAGTAGTGGGGATTTAAAAACTGGAGAAGAATTATATTCCTATGGAGGTGGTCCTAAATCTCTTTATGGAATTGGTAATACTACAATAAGAAGATACACAAACACAGGAGGAGCTATTACATATAAACTCCATGAATTAAATGGTAGAACAACCGTACAAAACTTTTTAAGAACTTTAGACAAACCTCATTTTAATTATGCTAAAAGAACAAAAGATCAAAATAGAACCTTTAATAGAGAATCAAGATTAGGTTTAGGTGATCCAGGAGTTGCATATAAGGTAGATGGAACCAGAAACAACCACATAACTCAAAAAAATAAAGATGGTACTTTAAAATACAATGTTTACACTGAAGGAAAAGTAGACAAATTAAACATGATGGATATCGTTGATATTAAGGACGGTGATTTTCAAGGTG